ACTTCGCTTAATGCAACCGCACCAAGGTTAGAGTTAACTGTTCCGTTATCAAGCGGATGGTTAGCTGAGAAGAAAGGTTGACCGTCAGATACAAGCGTAATGTTTCCTAAATTGAAAACGTTAGCCGCAACCTGAGATTTAGCAGCTCTTAAAGAATTCCTTAGAGCTATCAAGTGTTGAGGAAACTGGGATTTATAAAGGTTATCCTTCATTGCCTCATCAGTTATAGAGAAACTAAGCCCGTAAGTAGTATGCAAATATGAAGTCTGATATCTAACGCTCATTGAATCCTGAGCAATAGCTGCACCTTCGTTTTTAACCTGCGCCATACCTAAAGACTTGAACTCATCTTCAAACTCGATTTTCTTGTCTGAAGTATATGTAGTAAACACTTTTTTCCATTGATCCGGATATATATCGTAATTACCTATTACGGCTTTCACCCCCGGTCTTAATAATGGATATATCGATGCTGTATTAATTGCCATTTTATATTACCTTTTATTTGATTATTAAGCAGGAGTTACTGTTACACTACCCGGTCTAAAAGCATGGTTATTTATAATGCCATAAACATTTAGGAACGGAGTGTTAAAGTAATTACCGGCAGTTCCGTCAGCCGGTTGACCGAATCTTCCCGGAACATTTTCAGGATCAGCCGTAAAGCCGAGTACCTTAAATGATGCGGATGCATTTCGTGCGTATTCGTTCCGACCATCTGCTGCGGATGGGTTACCTGTCGTTCCGGCAAGTGATGGACAAGCATAGAATGTCGATACCCCTAGTGGATTAGCAGGACCTGCTCCTCCATAGTTAGCTATTAACGGGTTATCATTGTAACCTGCTAAAACTGCACCGGCACCATCCCATTTTTGTATGGTTGTTAAAGATGTAGTCCCACCTACAACAGCTCCAACAGGACCTCTGCCTGTTAACAGCATCACGTTAGTACCTATAACTGCACTATTAGCAGCTGTCGGGTTAGCAGCAGCAGCACCTGTGTTGGGCCATGTTGCATTCTGAAGCTGCATACATGGTAAAACCAGAAATAGCCCAGCGGCGGCTTGATTTGATCCGTGCCATGTTCCAAGCTGTACGTCCCATATAACATTGGGATCATCAATAACAAAGGCTTTTACTTCGGAAGTAGCAGGAGTTCCCCCTACCCAATATTCCTGATTGTAATAAGTGCCGTTTACCCAATACTCACAGCCCATAAACACACCTACTATCGGTGGATTCGTACCAGCAGCAAAAGTAGTAGGGTTGTTAGCTGCGGCTAAAGTAACAGTCGGATTATATAATCTGATAACGGATTTACCGCCCTTTTGATAAGGACCGACTGCTGAATCAGCTATAGCAGGTGCTAGAATGACTGGATCGCCTTTATTTAATGTAGTAGCTGTAACAACGTCTATTACATAGTTACTGTTTGTTCTTATATCGTCAGCACCCCCGTTTAAATGACTATAAGGTCTTAAACCAAAGGGAGCATTTACGCCATACGCCATAAATTTTACCTTGAAAATTAATTAAAATGTATTTGTGAAACTATATCTATTTGAAAGGCTAGACTAACCCATGAAGCTATATGCTTCCCGCCGTTGGCGTAATTGATTTTACTTTTTTACAGAGATAAAAGTTAACTCAAAGTCTTATTATAGACATTTTGTTAACTTTTATTATTGCGAATTACTTATTACTTGTCAATTATTAAATATCAAGTCAAAGAATAAACAAAAACGGCTATTCCCTCCGGAAAATCACTTAATGACTCACCGGATAAATCAGCTGCAAATATATTTACATGTGTTTCCGTTTTTACAACATCATAGGCTACCCTTGTTTGAACCGGAGGTGTGCTGTTATTGTTGGAACATGAAGTTTTTACTGCGTATTCAGCATTACTCATCGCCTCAGTAAAAGCTATTACGTACTGCTTGCTATTGGTATCATAAGTAACGCTGCTTACATTGAACGCACTTTTAAGAACAAGTACTCCAGATGTGTTTGTAAACCAGCACCAAGCTTTGGCAATATTAGGTCCGCTAAAATGTGTGTTTGTAGTAATGTTACCGCTAGTATCGATTTTTAACCCGTTTAGATTAATGTGTGATGTTGCCCCTGTAGTTGTAATATTCATATCAACATTCTCAGATGTATTTATTATCTGATGACCGCTTATCGATATGTTACCTGCCAGTAACTGGGTAACAACTATATTATTGTCCAGACTGATGACAATCGGATTATTAAAATCTTCACCATCGCCGTTAGTAACTGCAATATTCTCATCCCCCGTGATACTATGCGTGTGCCAGAGGTTGTCTTCCTCACTGTTATAGCTGATAAGCCCGTTTGTAAGCAATGATATCCCGTTAAGCTTGTTAATCAAAGCTGAGACATCAATATTGACTGTCCCGTTAGGGTTTACAACAGTTCCGTTTGTTACAGTAATACTTCCGTTAGGACTATTGATTGTAAATGTACTAATAGCAGGTACGCCGTTACCAAGCGGCAATACCCTCCAAACGCCGTTAGCCGTTGTACTATCTGCAAGCGTTATGCAGATGCTTGCTCCCACAATAAGATTTACAAGCTGTGTAACTCCATCGTTCAACTTAACGGATACTGCGTGATCACCTATATTGTTAATGGCAACGGAAAAACCCGGTCCTGTCTCACTACTATCGGGTAATATTAAGGATAAATCAGCTAATTGCGCATCAATATCCAAAAAATCCTTGATAGTTGTTTTATTTACATCTGCCGAATACGGATAATCAAGATGTACATCGGCTAGCATTGTTATCAAACCATAATCACCATTAGGTGGGTAGTATGCCATATTAATTTCTCACTGTTCCTATTGAGTGGCTTTTAACGTTTTCGTTTTTAAAGTTATATGCCGGTGAAGTTACAACCCTTTCATGTGATAGGTTGGCGTTATATTCTTTTTCAGCTTCCCCGATTGCTATTTCCCTCTCAAGTAAAATAACATCCCCTTGGCATATATATTTACGGGATAATGGATTACGATCGAGTATATCGCTAAATCGTCCCGGGTCTCTTTCAATCGGTACCGGCTGCCATCTTCTGCGAAGAGCAAAATCAAGCGCAGAATCAGTCTGCCCCCTTATACTATGACGTTCCCAGTAATATTCAAACCCCGGCTGTTTAACGTGATCGGGGATATCGGTTGAACTCATGTAGTTCATATCGTATTTAATTCTTGTCGGGTCTTTGTCAGCTTTGCGTGTATCCAAAGCTCTTGTTTCTCTTTCGCTTTTCATAATTAACCTCTTGCTCTACGTGTTTCTTTAATATCTTCAATTTTAGCTTTCAAGTATTCTTTCTCGCTAAGCCCTAGATTACGGGCAAAATCCTTTTCCCATGCTTCCAATTTAACCTGAATTGTCGGACCAGCAGGAGTATTTGCCGAGAAATTGTTACGAACTCCGCCCACACTGGACGTTTTATAACCTGATTTAGGCTTTTCCAATTTAATACTATCTACAAATTCGTCCAGAACATCAAGATAATCATCGCTTAATATATCAGCAGCTCTTCCCTGACGTTTTAACTCGCTGTCAAATTCATCAATAAAGGTAGCAAGTGCCTTTTGAATACGAGGATTATAATCTTTTGATCCTTCTACTAACTCAGGTCTGTTATTAAGCCATTCTTTAGCATTATCAAGCAGTTCATCGTCTATTTTACTAACTTCCTCCTGCTGTTTAGAGCCTTTTTCCGTCTCACCTGCCTCTATTTCTTCTTTAGTTTGAGTTTGTCCGTAACTTGCTTCAAAATTATTAAGTCGCATCAATGCTTTATAATATAAATCATCAGCTTCCATAAGCAGATCGGGGTCTTCACCTAGTAAAGCCTGTTTTCTAAGCCCTTTTATCTTCTCAAGATCGCCTAAAAGATTGTTTTTATACAATTCAGCATTGGAATTTATGGTAGATTGAAGATGACGCTTTAATTCTTCATTTTCCTGCTCAAGTTTCTGACGATCGGCATAAACGCCTTTGCGTTTTTTCTTCTCTTGATAATATTTTTCCTTAAGTAAGTCTATTTCACTAACTTCCGGCTCTTTTTCAGCGTCTTTTACCTCTTTGACATCCTTTTTCTGATCAACTTTATCAATATTTTCTTCATCTTCGTCAGCAATATTTGCCTCCTCGAGATCTGAAACGTTTTCAAGTCCGTCAATTCTAGGGTCTACATAGTCT